TACCCAAATGAGCGCATATAACGCTGAGGACGATTGTTGACATCGCGGAGCATCGAAATCACGACACCAAATACTTCCTCAGATATATCGATGGCCTCTTCATCATCAATGCGCCGGCGGTTCGCTTGACGCATGACAACGTCGACCACGTCATCTGAATTTTTCTCAAGAGCGTCAATGAGATAGTCAGCCACTGCGGCCAATGCATCCGCTACATCGCGGGGGCCATACTCCTCATCGAGCTTCTTTTCGGGAGCCGCATCACCATCTTCGGACTTATACATCCCGAGATATGCGTCTCTGATTGCTTTTAGATTCTCATCCATTGTCTTTATACCTTATAATACCGGGAATGTGATGCTGGTTAGTCTGACGCCGGCATTGGCGGCAAACACTTTATCGGAGTCTCTTTTGCTCAGGGTATGGACCTCTGATCCGGTGAGGGTCATTGTGCCAACCACGTTGTCTTCACTGTCCAGCACTGTGAGCAAGTGCGCAGAAGTCGTAGTATTGACGACACGGACTCGACTCGCTGAGGACACGGTAGTGGCGGCGCCAGAACTCGTGGGAGCGGCGATTTCTGTTGTAATTGGTCTATATGATGCCATAACGGTTATAAATCCATTAGCTCGACGAAGTCTTTGATCCCTGCGCGGGCCTCTTTCTCGGACTTGAACTCATCGAGCTTTTCGTCATCGACATAAGCAATGAATTTTGAACCCTTACGTTCAATCCGAGCCGGGAACTTTTCACGTCCACCACCGACCTGAAAAGAGTCGACAGTCTTCTCTTCAAGACTCCGAGCCGATTCTTCGATCTGATTTTTGAAGTCTTTAAAACTAAGCATCTTCCTGCGTCTCTTGTGCCTTATCGGCCATCGACTGCGCGATTTCAATCTTTTTGTTCTCGAGCGCATCGTTGAGTTTCGAAGACATCACTGCCTTGAAAGCATCGGCGGAGCTAGCGTAATCTTCGCTCTCGACTGCGTTGATGAAATCTTTTGTCTTTTCAGTCATAACTTGTACTCCGTTTGGTACTATTTATAAATGGGGCGGTTTTTAAAGTCCAAAACCACCGTTGTCATCTTTTTCAATCTTGCCGTCAGAAACTTCCGCGTCGATCTGTTTGTCCATCTCTTCGATGTCCTGATCGGTCTGCTGGAGGATGTTCTTGCGTACCCATTCCTGCGAGAAGTATTTGCCGACGTACTGGTCGACGTCTCTCAGAATGTTCAACCGATCCTGTACAAGCTCCGCCTGTTTGAGTTCAGCAAAATGTGTGTCTTTAATGTAGTCAATCGAGATCTGCTGGGATATCTCTTTCCAATCATCAGTCGTGATAATTCCCTTGGCTATGAGCTGCGTTTTAAGCATGTCCATGAACAGGGTCGAGAATTTCTTGCGCAGTCTATTGACGAACTTCTGGAATTTGAGTTCATCTCGGGTGATCTCAGTAGAACGTCCCAGCGTGAACGGAGATTCCTGCTCCAGACGGCTCATCGGGACATTCAGCGATTTATACAACTGTTTCTGAAAATAAACTATGTCATCAATCTGTCCGAGATTGTCACCCCCGGGAAGCGTATCGATCTCGGTGCCTCGGCCACCTTCTTTACGCGGGAGCCAGAAATCTTCGAGCATCGACATGTGCTTGCGATCATCGCGCATCTCACCAGTGTTCGCGTCGTATACCATCTTGTTGCGGTATTTCGACATAATGTTGCGCATGTATTCTTCGGCTTTCCCCTTGGGCAAGTTACCGACATCAATGTAAAAGATCCGGCGCTCAGGGGCACGTGACAGGCGATAGATTACCAGCGAATCTTCCATCATTCGGAGCTGATTTACGGGCTTCAGTGCTTTGTGCAGATACGAGAGCACCTTTTTGCGCGAAGGATCGGTAACTCCAGAAGTCACATAGGTGATCGCATCTGGTGATATTTTGAGACCCTGATTTGCCTGTGCGAGTGATTGGCTCTGGTAAATGAAGTACTCATTGACCCCTTTGACCATCTTGGTCCGGGTCTTCGGATCTTGTTCTTCCTTGACCTCACGAACCTTACGGATCTTGGTGGGATCAATATATCGTACTTCAAGAATCCCGTTTTTCGGGTTCTTCTCGTCAACGATTTTATGGTAGTAGACCTTCCCGTCAATGTACCAGCGACGGAAAATATCATGTCCACGGAAGTTAAAATCAAGGAGCTCGACTACTTTGTCGAACTCTTCATAAATCATGTCTTTGATCCGATCCGGCTGATCGAGATCGTCTAGGTTCAGCTCCACAGGAGCGGATGCGTCATCCGAAACGATCGCTTCGTTTACGATGTCTTCGACTGCGGCATCGCACTCAGGATTTTGTGCAATGTCGCGGTATTTGTAAATTAGATCGGTATCGGACTTGGTGCCCGTACCGTCCATGTCAAGATACTGACCATAATACCCACCGGCATTAATGACCTGTCCTGTGCCGTCTTCTTCCGTCGGCGGGACAAACGAAAGCTTTTTGGATTCGGCGGCCTCCTCACGGGATTTACGCTTGATTTCAAATCCAAAAAAGTTCAAACCTTGGGAGTCGTTCTCAGCCATCAAATATTACTCCAAGAGGCGTCAAAGTGTTAAAGACATCAAGGGGAGTAATCTCCCCCATCTGTCTTCATTACCATTATTTATGATGGAGTTACTAACTATCGGTCGTACCCGACACCCAGTAATCAACCTGCAACTCGACCTCGAATTCCTCGATTTCGTTCTCGGTGTCGTATGACACGTCGATTGCACTAACCGAAGTTGGGAAAGTACCCCGGAAGTCGTAACGCTTTACCGCCACACCGGACTTATCGAGCTGCTCGATGATCATGTCGGCCTTGTAATCCTCAGGATTAGTCAGACCCGCATTCTCGGCATGAGCATTAATCCCGTTAGACCAACGCTCAAAGGCGTTGCGGACAGCAAAGTCCGTGTCGTTGATAATTGTGATCGACCAAGGCTCGAACGTCCGGTCCCCGGCGATCTGGAGATTCCGGCCCCGGAAGGGCACCGTAATGGTCTCCATGGTCGACGCGGGAAGCTGGGCTGACTTACACATAAATGAAGTCAACTCAACAGGACCAGCGGCGTATGCGGGGAAGTTCACGGTCGCCTTGAACAGGTTAGACCGTGCGCCGCCACCGACAAGCTTGGACTTAAAGTCGTCTACTCGCAATGTCATTTCTTTTGCTCCTTATTAACCAGCGATCTCAGAGAACTCGACGCCGCTACGCACGGCGATGAAGTTCAGAGTGATGAAATTGATTGACCGTGCCGGTTTGATAAAGATATCGGCGACGAATCGATTGGCGTCAATCACCTCGGGGGTGTTGTTAGTGTCGTCACAAATAACTTGGAAATCCGTCACGCCGCGCCGGCCCTGAACGTTCCGCAGGAAAGGCTCGACCAGATTCCGGAACTGCGCCCGTGTGAATTCGTCATTGAGTTCAAAGAGCTGAAGCCGAGCTGCGGTCGAGATAGCCTTCTCGAGGGTGATGAACAGGCGCCGCACGTTGATCCGGTCAAATGCTGAAGGTTTGGCCTGTGCAGTCTTATCACCGAAGAGGACAATGCCCTCACCCGGGAATGCAACGATCGGGTTGACCCGTGCCTTGTAAAGCATGTCACGCTCGGCCTTAATCGGATTGAACGCGATCTTGGTAACACCACGGAGCTGCCCACGAGTGAAACCTGCCGGGGAGAACCAAGGGTCGGCGACATCGTCAGTGAATGCACACAATCCAGCGACCGTGCCGGCTGCAACGATGTACCGGAACGTGTCATTGAACTTGTCGTACACATATAGGGCAGTTGAATCAAGAACCCCGTACGACGAAGAAATGACCTGATCGGCCCATGCTTTGACGTTATCAGCAGCAGACACTGCATTTACGGTTTCAGAGATGGACGGTGACGCAAAAGCTACGGCGTCCTTACGTCCTTCGGCCAGTCCAATGATGTGGTTGGCTAGTGTGACATCGTCTTCACCTGCATCCACACCGATGATCAAGTTGACGTCGACTGTGTCAGAATCACCGAAGTAGTCGT